AAGGATTACCCTCTGCCGGAATGGGACTCGTGGAAGCGCGCACGCGATCGCGCCGTCGCACGCGAGACGCACCGTCGCGACTGAGATCAAATTTTTTTCCGCAACTATCCGCAACTATCCGCAAGTAGTCCATGTTGCGGAAGGTTGCGGAGTGCCTCGCAAATATTTTTGTGCATCGATGACGCTCGACAAGGAGCGCCATCATGTCTGACGAAACCAATCGACCCAATCGATCCCGTTGTCGTCGGCCAATCGATCCCGTTGTCGTGGCCCACACTGCCGGCCGATTCACGCCCCAGCCTGTTGCGCAGCGCCCACGTAAGCAGCACTGGCGAAAGCAATGTGCTCGCGGGCCGCCCGACGATGACGACAAGGACGCCTACTCCATTCGGGAATTTTGCCGCCGCCATGGGATCAGTGAAAGCTTTTTCTTCAAATTACAGGCACGGGGCGAGGCGCCCGAAACGATCGCTGTCGGTACGCGCCGGCTGATTACGAAAGAAGCCGCGCGGGCGTGGCGCAAGCGGCGCGCCGAGGCCTCCGCGACTTAAAAGAAAATGCGGCACGAAGACGAGCCCCGTGCCGCATTCGTGACCTTGGGCTTCGACATCACCAATCCCGCACTGTTCACGGTCACGAACGCCGACACGTGCGAGTGGCTGCACTTCCTCGTCCCATTCAACGCTGAGCGCGCGCAGCTGTGGTCCGATCGTGCTGTCAATATCATCGAGGCGACACGTGCCGGTGAATTGCTGCCGCGGGGCTTCGATGATCCCGAAGATTGGCGCTGCAAGATATGTCCTCACAAAGAGCGGTGCTGGAGGTGACGAGCCATGGCACTGCCGCGCGAGCTCACCGCACGTCGGGACGATCGTCACGGCTCTAGGCTTGGCGACATTATTCGTCGGCTGGTGTCGGACAGTCAGGGGGAGGCCATTGCTGCGCTATGCGCTATGGCGCGTTTGCTGGAGAACCATCGCCTGAGCTTTCTTGATCTCGCCGATCACATCGAGAATGGCGGCGGTGGCCTAAGCGAGGACGACAAGAAGAAAATCCGTAGCGAGATCGAGAACGCACGCGCCATCGGTTACGCCGAAGGCGTGAAGGCGGCGGAAAGCAAGCAGCACGGCACCGGCGCGTTTCGCAACACCGACGGGGCGCTCGAATGGACCGAGGTTGCGCTCTACTGCCAGCGTGAGAAGCAACGGCTTCCCAGCAAGTATCACAAGTTCATCGACGACATGGCTGCGCGCACCGTGTACGGGCGCGAGCCGACGCCGAATCAGCATCAGTATCTGCGCAACCTTTTCCACAAACTTGGAGGCAAGATCACATGAGCCCGCAACCGCAGGCCGGCACGCCTCCTAATGCGCTTGATGTCGCGCTTGAATACGCGCGCAAGGGTCTTCCCGTTTTCCCTTGCAGCCCGCTCGACAAGAAGCCGCTCACGCCGCACGGCTTCAAAGACGCGACGACCGATGAGGCGCAAATCCGTGCATGGTGGGGAGGATGGCCGAACGCAATGATCGCCGCGCCGACTGGTCTCGCGAGTGGCGTTTGGGCTCTCGATCCCGATGTTGATCCGGTCAAGCAGCTCGACGGCATCGCTGTCCTGAATCAACTCGTTGCCCAGCACGGACCGCTTCCGCAAACGCTGACATCGATCACTCCGCGCGGAGGCAAGCATTTATTTTTTGCTTGGGACCCCAACGTCGATATCCGCAACAGCGAGAGCAAGGTCGGTCCCGGCATCGATGTGCGCGGCAATGGTGGCTACGTCATTTTGCCGCCGAGCCGCAACGGCACCGGTGGTGCGTATCAGTGGGACCCGAATAGTCCGCGGACGTTCGCCCCGGCGCCGCCTTGGCTGATCATGCTCGCCAAGGCGAAGAAGGTTAGCGCCTACGCCAAGGCGGCGCTTGAGCGCGAGTGCAAGACTGTCGCCGCTGCCTTGCCCGGTACGCGCAACAGCACGCTCAACAAGGCCGCGTTCAACCTTGGCCAACTTATTGGTGGCGGAGCTCTCGACGAGCAAGACGTGCGTGATCGGTTGTTCGAGGCGGCGGAGATTTGCCGCCTGGTTGCCGACGACGGTGCGACGCAGGCGTGGGCGACCATCGATAGCGGTATCACAGCCGGTAAGAAGCAGCCGCGCAGTCGGCCACAGCCACAGAGCAGTGTGCGTCCCACCATTCAGCTCGCGGACGGTGAATTGCTTCGCATTCTCACGGAAACCGAGGACGCGCTGCTTGCATCGGGTGCGCCGGTTTTCTCCCGCGCCGGAAGACTGGTCGAGCCCGTTGCCGAAAACATGCCCGCGTCGGACGGGCGCAAGACCACGGTCGCGCGCTTGCGCGAGCTCTCGCCAGAGAGCTTCCTGTCCCCGATCGCCGAAGCCGCCGCGTTTCAAAAATGGGATTATAGGCGCAAGCGACTGGTCGATACCGATCCGCCGCTGCACTATGTGCGCGTGCTGTTGGCAACCGAGCGGCGCTGGCGGCTGCCGCATGTGAGCGGCATCATCAGCACGCCCACGCTGCGCCCGGATGGTTCGCTGCTCGCCGATCCCGGCTACGATCCTGAGACCGAGCTCTATCTCGCGCCGGGGTTTCAAATCCCGCCAATCCCGGAGCATCCGACCAAGGATCAGGCGCTCGCAGCGCTCAAGCTGCTCAGCGATTTGCTGTCTGAGTTTGGCTTCAAGCGCAGTGGCGGTGGCGAGCACGAAAAGCGGCTCAATCGCTCGGTCGCACTATCGGGGCTGCTGACGCCCCTGGTCCGCGGCTCGCTTCCTACCGCACCGATGCACCTGATCGCCGCCCACATGGCGGGGACGGGCAAGAGCTATCTCGTTGACACCTTCGCCGTGATCGCCACCGGCCGGCTCTGCCCGGTCATCACCGCGCTCAAGAGCGTGGAGGAGACCGAGAAGCGGCTCGGAGCGATCGTCCTGAGTGGCATTCCGATGGTTAGCCTCGATAACTGCACGCACGACCTCAGCGGTGAGTTTCTGTGCCAGATGGCCGAGCGGCCGGTGGTCAAGGTGAGGATCCTCGGCTACAGCGAGACGCCGGATTGCGAGGTTCGTACCGCAGCATACGGGACCGGCAATAACATCACCTTCAAGGGCGACATGGTCCGCCGCGGGCTCGTGTGCAATCTCGAAACGCTCGACGAGCGGCCGGAGCTGCGGAAGTTCAATCGCAACACGCTGCGGCAGGCCGGGGCGAACCGGGCGACCTACGTCGCAGCCGCGCTCACGGTTATGCGCGCCTATCTCGCGGCCGGGGCGCCCGAGGTGTGCGGGCCGTTCGCCAGCTATGCCGAGTGGTCGAGCATGGTGCGCAGCCCGTTGGTCTGGCTGGGCGAGCCCGACCCCGTGGCGAGCATCGACAAGACTCAGGCTGAAGATCCGGTGCTTGCCGAGCTCCGCGAGCTCGGGGAATGGTGGCTAGGCGAGCTGAAACTTGATGAGGATTATCGGAGCGCCCGTCTCGTCGAGCTCGCAAACGAGACCCCCCGCGGCTTCAACGTCAATCCGCTCAAGGATCTCTTCTTGCGCATCGCCGGTGACAAGGACGGCACCATCTCGACCAGGCGATTGGGCGAGTGGCTGCGCCGCAACAGCGGACGCGTCGTGCGGCTATCCGATGGCCACAGGTATTGGCTGACCAAGGGGCGGGATGCTCACGCGCACGCCGCGACCTTTCGACTCTCGAAAGTGAAGTAGAAAATGCGAGGACCTGCGGCAGGTGCGGGAGCTCCATCACTCCTTCCATCTTTTTGTCACTGACATCTCGCGCGTACTTATGCTCGAACTCCCGCAGGTCCCGCGATCCCGCAAAAATGTAGAGGAGTAACCAACATGTCCGATATCACGAACCGCGGTGAAGGCGCGCCAGCAGCTCCATCACGCTCCGAGCTCGACGCCTTCCTTGCCGATCTCAAGACGCGCACAGCTCCGAGCACGCGCGGACGCCTCGTCTTCGCTCTCGCACCGCTAGCCGAGAAGCAACTTGGGACACCGCCTGTACGCTGCAAGCCGAAATGTTCCGGGAGGCCGGTAGACTCGGCAGCCTTGAGATGCAGCTGGTCTTCTATCGCGGTCTGGGCGAATGCCGCGCCTCACGCTGGATGTCCGATAGCACCCATCTCGCTAAGACCATGTCGCAGATTATGTGCCGCGCCGGTCAAACTCAGATCGAGAAGATCCTCAGTCACGCCAGCAGGGAAACCAAGCTGCTCAAGGTGAGCGCGCTCGTATTCATAGGCGACGCCCTAGAGGAGAGCCCCGATACTGTCCTCAGCGCAGCTAGCACCCTCGGTCAGCTCGGCGTGCCTGCCTTCATGTTCCAAGAGGGGCGCGATGCCCTGGTCGAACAGACCTTCCAGGATATCGCACGCTTGACGCATGGCGCCTATAGTCGCTTCGATCCCGGAGCTGCCCGACAGCTGGCCGAGCTCCTGAAGGCGGTCGCAGTCTTCGCCACCGGCGGATTGACGGCACTCGCGAACCAGCACAGCGCCAGCGCGGTCAAGCTCCTAGGTCAGTTGAAATAGGCGGAAAGAGCAAAGGTTCGTTTCACCAGCATGGTGTCCGCCTTCGGATCGGGTGCTCGGCGGAAATGGTCCGATCACCAGCTCTTGGAAAACCACCCGATATTGCGGGTCGGTGGTCTCCGCGGAACTGAGGTTACCGTCGCCGTCAATGGCCAAACCCAAGTCATCCAGATCGAGATGGAATGGACGTTTGGTCCCGGGCGCCTACAACGGCAACGGCCGTGGTTTCGCTGCCCAGACTGTGACCGACGCTGTCGCACCCTGCACGAAAAGGACGGAACCTCCCTCGTATGCCGGCGCTGCTCCGGCTACGACTATCGCTCCAGGCATTGCAACCGTTACCTCCCGGTGGCGAACAAGGTCAGGAGGGTGGCTGGCCTGCCTCAGCGAGCCCTCGCGCGCGAGGCCCTGATTGCGCAAGTTGAGATTGCTCGCTTGTTACGTGCTACAATCCGTGATCTCGAACGGCGAGCCAAGCGAGGCAAGCGATGAGTGACTCCCCCAAGGCCGATGACGCCCGAGACGATTTTATTTTGCAGGAGCGGCTGTCTGGTCGCTCTGCGCGAAGCATCAGCAAGGAGTTACACTGCACTACGGCCGATGTGGATGCCTCGCTCGATCGCACGCTGCCGAAGATCACGAACGATGCGAAGCGGCGCATAATTGCGCTTGATCTGGATCGTCTCGACGAATTGCTGAAGGTGTTTTTCACTCGCGCGGTTGAGAAGGTAGACGCTCAAGCCGGCCTGCTGGTGGTGAAGATCCTTGAGCGGAAGGCAGCACTGCTCGGCCTCGATAGCCCGCAGAAGCTCGACATTGTTCAGGTGCAGGCACAGGAACAGCCAAGCTCGTTCGATAAGATTCGCGACGCGATCATGCGGGTGGCTGAGCAGGCGCCTCCGGCGCAGCGCGAGGCGATCAACCTGATCGGCAAAATAGGTCCCGAGCGTGCGCTAGAGCTACTCAAAGCCGGTTCCGGTAACGGTGCTGCTGCTGTGCCGCCTGCGGACGATCCTGAGCCGAACTGAGCGCGATCAGCGGCAGCGTCAGTGTGGGGGAGGAATCCGCCTGCGCCGGCCGATGGCAACGGGCGGGCCGGCAGCAAGCAATACCGGCGAAGCTTCCTAGCCTTCTACCGCGTCGGCCTGGCTGTCTCTAAGCCCTCTGGTGTCCCCGTGCATTAGGGAAACCATCGTTGCGCTTGCGCGCAGTCGGCCCGAACCGCCGTAATCGATGGCAACGGCAGTGGTCAGCAGGCCGGCGAGCACTGGCGTTCAGAAACCCTCTCTGCATTTCCTAGCCTCGAGCCAGCAAAATCAGGC